TATTAGTTATTGACGAGGCTGCACATATTGATGGTCTTGATGAACTATGGACTGGTCTTTATCCTACAATTTCAACTGGTGGACGCTGCATTGCTATTTCTACTCCAAATGGTGTGGGTGATTGGTTTCATGAAACATATGTAGGTGCCGAGAGCAGTGAAAACGAGTTCCTTCCGGTGAATCTACCTTGGTCCGTGCATCCCGACAGAGATGATGAATGGTTTAAAACAGAAACTAAAAATATGTCTCGTCGTCAAATAGCGCAAGAATACGAGTGTAACTTTAATACTTCAGGCGATACTGTTATTCATGGAGAAGACATCTTAAGAATAAAAGAGGGAATAGCAGAACCAAAATATAAAGTTGGTTTTGATAGAAACACTTGGATTTGGGAAGAAGCACAAGAGGGGCATAGCTATTTATTGGTAGCAGATGTTGCCCGTGGCGATGGCGCCGATTCAAGCACTTTTCATGTTTTTAAGTTACAGACAATGGAAATAGTTGCAGAATATAAAGGCAAACCAACCTCAGACCTTTTTTCTGAAATACTTTATACAACTGGGTTAGAATATAAAGAGGCAATGTTGGTTGTAGAAAACAACAACGTTGGTTTTAGTGTTCTAGAAAAACTTTTAGAAAAAGGGTATAAAAATGTCTACCACAGCAAAAAAAGCACTCATCAGTATGTGGAACAACATGCTGCTCTGGGTGATTCATCTGTTGTCCCTGGTTTCACTACATCTCTCAAAACAAGACCTTTAATCATTGCAAAGTTTGAAGAGTTCATAAGAAACAAAGTTTTGACTATTTATTCTAAACGTTTAGCAAACGAGTTGGATACGTTTATTTGGAAAAATGGAAGACCAGAAGCGCAGCGAGGTTATAACGATGATTTAGTTATGGCTGCGGCGATTGGATGCTGGGTAAGAGACACAGCTATTATAGAAAATCAACGAGATATTGAGTATAAAAAAGCTTTTCTAAATAGTATAACAACCAGTAGAACAAATTTAGATACAAGAGCCCCAGGTCAATATAAAGCTTCTTTGAGAGAGAGATACGAGGAAGAACAAAAAATAAGAAAAGATTTTTCTTGGATAATTAAGGGATAAAAAATGGCAGAAAACAATAACACCAAAAATACCGATTCACCACTGTTCAAGAGACTAACTCGTTTATTTTCTGGTCCTATTATAAACTACAGGACGCAAAACACAAGACAGCTTCGCCGCAGAAGACTAGACAAATATGCTCAAACATTCAAAGACGTTGCAGGTCAAAAGTTTGAGCGTTCAGGTTACAATCCTTTAGACAGTTTTTCAAACTATAACATGAGCACTCAAAGTCGTTTAGTAAGATATTCAGATTTTGAGCAAATGGAGTATACACCAGAATTAGCTTCTGCCCTTGATATCTTTGCAGATGAGATGACAACATTTAATGTATATAATCGTATGTTAAAAATACAGTGTCCGGATGAAGAAATAAAACAGATATTAGAAACGCTTTACTATAAAGTGCTTAATATTGAGTTTAACCTTTTTGGTTGGGCAAGGACTATGTGTAAATATGGCGATTTCTATCTTTATATGGACATTGACTCTCATCTTGGTGTTAAGAATGTCATTGGTCTACCTTCTCGTGATATAGAAAGACTTGAGGGTGAGGATAAACAAAATCCTAATTACGTGCAGTTTCAGTGGAATAGCGCTGGTGTAACTTTCGAAAACTGGCAAATAGCCCACTTTCGTATTTTAGGAAATGATAAGTTTGCACCTTATGGAACTTCAATATTAGATCCCGCTCGCCGTATCTGGAGGCAGTTAACTCTCCTAGAAGATGCGATGATGGCTTATCGTATTGTTCGTTCACCAGAAAGAAAAGTGTTTTATGTCGATGTTGGAAATATTCCAGCACAAGATGTAGAAAACTTTATGCAACGCTTCATTACATCAATGAAAAGGAACCAAGTCATCGATCAGGAAACTGGTAGGGTTGATCTTCGTTACAATCCAATGTCAGTTGAGGAAGATTACTTTATCCCTGTCCGTGGAGGCGTAAAAACCCAAATTGAATCGCTTCCAGGTGGACAGTTTACTGGTGATATTGATGATGTGAAATATCTACGAGATAAGATGTTTTCTGCTCTTAAAATACCACAATCTTATCTTATTAGAGGAGATGGCGGGGAAGAAGAAAAAGGCGCTCTAGCTCAAAAAGATATTCGTTTTGCTAGAACGGTACAGAGACTACAACGATCTCTTGTGTCAGAAATGGAAAAAATAGCCACTATTCATCTTTACGTTCTTGGTTATCGCGGCGATGACTTAATTAATTTTAAACTAAAACTCAACAATCCTTCAAAAATTTCGGAGTTACAAGAGCTTGAAACTTGGAATACAAAGTTTAGTGTAGCTTCGCAGGCAACCGAGGGTTATTTCTCAAAACGCTGGATAGCTGAAAATATTTTTGATGTGTCAGAAGATGAGTTCTTACGTAATCAAAGAGAAATCTTCTACGATAGGCAAATTTCTACAGCATTAGAGAAAGTTGCCGAGGAGAGTGCAGCTGCAACTCCCGGTGGTGGTGCTTTGGGTGAACTCGGTGGTGGCGACCTTGGTGCAGACCCATTAGGCGGCGTTGACCTCGGCGGTGGTCTTGGTGGCGAAGAAGCAACAATACCCGAAGAGCCGGCAACAGAACCTGCTGGTGAAGATACTACTTTACTCGCTGAACCGGGTGGTGAACCTGCAGCAGAAACACCAGCAGAATCGCCTCCTGGAAAGCGTGACGATACAAATTATAAAACTGTTAACAAAAAAACCGGTGAGACTACAACCACAAAATCAAAAGGTAAAATGTATTCACCTGTTAAGGTTGATAAAAGAGACAGTGGCGCTAGAAAAAGATCTTACCGTGCAAATCATTCGCACGAAATATCAAGAATGCCAGATCGTCAAGTAAGAATGAATTTATCAAAGAACGCTGCTGCTATGTTGGGTTTAGACTCCTTCAAGACTACTGGTAAAGGCATTTTTGAGAATAAAAGTACTAATTATGAAGAGGAAGAAAAACAAATTTTCGAAGTTAGAGATGAGATAAAAGAAATCTTTAAAGATTTGGAGCAAGATTAAATGGCAAAACATAATAAAAAAAGAAATACCGCTTTTATATATGAAGCTCTTGTTAGGGAAATTGTAAAACAGTCAGTAGCAAAAAACAATAATAAAAGAAATGTTGCCATTAAAATTATGAAAGAATCATTTGCTCCAGAGACTCAATTGAGAAAAGAATTAGATCTTTACAAAACTCTCATGGATAATAATAATTTACAAGAAACAATTGCAGAGAAAATTTTAGTTGAAACAAAAAAACAACATAATGAAATTAATCAAGGTATACTTTTCAAAGAGCAAAGCATCGCAATATCAAAAATAAATAAAGAGTTATCTAAAAGTGTTTTCAATAATTTTGTTCCAAATTACAAATACTTAGCCACAATTTCACAAGTTTTTGCAAATACACAGGGACCAAAAACAAAAGTACTTTTAGAAACTCAAATTGTTGAAAGACTGACATCCAAACCACAAGTTGTTAAAGAGATACCACAAGTGTCTTCACTTGTCGTTAAGACCTTTACTAAAAGATTTAACGATTCTTACTCTACACTACTTGAAAGTCAAAAGCAACTACTTTCTAACTATATTTCTTCTTTTGCCGATAACGGCTTGGAATTTAACTTTTATTTAAGTGAAGAAGTTGGTCGCTTGAAAGAGATTGTTGTTAGCGCTCAAAAGTTAGATGAGACACATAATGACAAGACTATAAAACAAAATCTATCAAAAGTATATAATATTTTAGAGAACATCAACAAAGAGCCGATTAATCAAACAACTCTTTACAAAATACTACAGATACAAGAGTTAGAAAAAGAGATTTTATCATAATGAAAATAACAATCGACAATAAAAAACCAGTTCGTATAAAAATAGACAAACCAGATGCGGTAGTCGAACTTAAGGCGAGAAAAACTATGGCTGGTGACATTATGATATTCGACCACCCAGACATTGATATCTTAGTTTCTCCATCAAAAAATAAAGTATTTGCTTTATCTAAAGATCGTTATGGTGATCACGTTTATGCAACACAATCTAGAATGTTTGAATATCTTACTAAACATGGCGTCGTTGATCCTAGTATGGTTAGAGGTGGCAATGTTTTTGGATCTTTAGAGGGGACAATACTGATACCAGAGGAAAAACAAAAAGATGTCAGTCCCATTGATGTTACCGTGTATTCGATTGCTAAGTTTCTTCATAAAGAAGCTCCAGGCGTTAAAGCTTACAGAGATTATGAAAACAACTTTGATAAAGCTTTAGCAGAGCCATCAGATGAGGACACGACTAGACTAGGAAAAGTCCCCCACGAACCAAGACAAGGCACAGTGAACACTTATCCAGGTTCAACTGCTGCCTATGGTCTTGTCGGTTACTACTACGAGGAATAAATGAATTTATTACATTTTGTTTTATGTGCTTACGGTCTAACAATGATCGTTGTCTACGGCTCTATATTTGAAAAGTTTAGGCAACTAATGGACAAGGCAGGGTTTTATGGAAAACTTTATAGGTGCCCTATGTGCTTTGGTTTTTGGGCTGGGGTATTTTTATGGAGCATAAACCCTTTTACAGAACTATTTACATTTGACTATAGTTTAGTAAATGCTTTTCTTTTAGGGTGTTTATCCTCTGGAACAAGTTATTTATTAGCAATGCTTGTGAATGACTTTGGTTTAAAAGTAAACCAAAAGGAGTAAAAATGCGTAACGAATGGACTTCCAAGTGGAAATTACAACCTGTCCGTCGCTGCTGCAGCGGATCGATAGGCGTGCGGGTAACGCCCGCTACAAGGATTAATAATGGCTAAACAACTTTTACGAGAATTTTTTGAACTTAAATGTGACGACAGAGGTTGTCGTGATCTCTTAAATGAAGGTGAAAAGAAAATGCTCTCAGAGGGCTTTCTTGTATTTCCTGCTAAACTACAACAATGCAACGTCAGGAATGGAAACGGCAGGACCTATCCTCGTGATGTTTTAGAGAGAGAAGTGGAAAATTATCAAAAGTTGATTAGAGAAAATAGAGCTATTGGTGAGTGCGATCACCCAGACGACTCGGTTATTAATCTTAAAAATGCATCACATATTATAACAAGAATGTATTGGGACGGCGACAGTGTATTGGGAACCATTAAAGTTCTTAAAACACCCTCTGGAGATATTCTTCGTGGTCTTTATGAAAGCGGTGTGCTTTTTGGATTTTCATCAAGAGCAATGGGATCGCTAAAAGAAAGTCGTGATGCTCAAGGCAATTCCATCCAAGTAGTACAAGATGACTTACAACTCATTTGTTTTGACGCAGTGTCAGAACCATCATCCCCAGGCGCCTATGTTTTAGAACCGCACAGAGGTGATGTAAAGCTTCGCATGGCAGAGAATCAATCAAAACAATTCTTTACCAAAGGTGATAGAATACATAGAGCTTTAAATGAAATATTAAGGGGACAAAAATAAATGAAGGTTAAAAAGTCTGAATTAGAGCAGCTAATACAAGAAGGTATCTGGGATAGCCTAAAATATTATGTTGGTAAGATGGGTTCTCTTGAGAAAGGCGGAAAGTTAGTAGGAAAGAAAAAGTATATAGAAAAATCTAGAAAACAATTTTCAGACACCCTTGATAAAGCATCTAACGCACAAGTTAAAAATCTAATAGATCAGATGAAAAAAGAGTTTGAAGAGTTTCCAAATCAAAAAAACCAATATGAGTTTCTTGATGCTACAAACGCAATAGCAGCATTTTACGATTCACTCGCCGCTGCAGTCGAAAAATATAAAGCAGGCGAGAAGAAGGGAGCTATGGCACCAGAAGTTGCTAATGGCTTAGTTGAGGCTCTAAGGGAATATGTAAGAATAGTTTTAGATAATCAATTAGCTGATGTCTACAAACACTTTAAAGAAGATCAAGAATACGATGAAGCTATATTGGAAAGTATCTTTACAAACTGGGCTAAGTTAGAGAAAAAATTAGCAGATGAAGAGAAAGGTGAAACAAAAAAAGAAAAACAACCAGAAAAGGCTCTAAAAACTGGTGAGGAAAGTGGCACAATCAAGAGTCTAAAAAGTAACTTACTTCCAGGCGCATTAAGTGCGCTAGGTGCAGGATTTACCGCCGCTCACTTTGCTATTACAAAACTATACTTGAGTCGTGAAGGTCAAGAATTGGTTACGGATATCTACCAACAAGTAAGAGAAAAAAGACCCCCTGAAGAAACTCAAGAAATTGTTGAAAAAGCGCTTGGTAAGTCTATGGACTTACAGGGCACTAGCTTTTTGGGGATAGTGAAGCCACCAGGGGGCAACCCTTCGGACTTTGCAGCTAATATTGATTATTACGCCTCCGAAGCCAATAGAGCACCAGAAGATATTATAAAAATGCTTGCTAGCCAAAATCCAAAATCCGATTTTGGAGGTGTTTTAAGTTCCGAAGCAGCACAAATGCTATACAATTTTGATAAAGAAGGTGGTAGAGTTGCTGGTGCAATTGCAAATGCCACAAGCCGTCCGTCAAAAGAATTCTTCAATTATGTTCAAAATAATGGCGGTAGCGAGAAGCTTTTAGCGGCATTAAAGGAGCCAGGATCAATGTCTGGTCATCCTTCGGCACCGAAGACGTTAATTGGTATTGCAAAAGGTGGTTTAGGTTTCGAAGGTGGCACCGAAGTTATTAGTAATATTATTAGAAAACAAGTAGAAGGTCAACTTAAAAAGCAGGTAATAAAACAAGCTGGGTCCGGAGTTGCAGCTATCGCTGCTCCGAAAGCAGGCGCTATTTTAGCTGGTAGTGGAATATTTAGCACTCTTGGTATCGGTCTAGCAGCAGCAGGCGCAGCCGTGAAGCTTCTAAGAATGAAGGGTCTTAAATCTTCCAGAGCCCAGGTTTTAAATGACCTTGAAAAGACTTTAAAAGACTTTGAGGGTGGTGGCGTTTTAGAGCCCACCAAACCAGAAGAGCCCACTAAACAAGAAAAAGAAAAAGAAATAGTTAAAATTACTAAAAATATGGGCGATCCACCGGTAGTGCCACCTCCACCAAACGTAACTCGCTTGGCATTGGCTAGAATGGACGACGATGGCATTAAGATTAATTTTGGAACTCGTACAGCTAAAGATAAAAGAGCGAAAGAGCAAGATCTAATGCAAGCAGCCAGCGAAGAGGGGATTATCGGTAGAGATACAACCCCCAGTTCGGACACGATAGATAGCGAATTACGTCCCGCTAGGAGAGAAATCACAGACCCTATTAGAACGCAATACGATGATATTATTAAACAAATGAAAGGTACCAGCAAAAAAACACCACAGCCTTACTTTGTTGTAGATAAATCAATCATT